TCTACATATGCATCTTGCTTATAAGAATAATATAAATTTTCATATCCTTTGTCAATTGCAACCTGGATCACTGCCCATCCTATATTTGCATTCTCAATTACTAGTAATGCATTATTCCACTCTGTTGCAACTGATATCAACATATTGCCGTATTCCGTAGTTCCTATCTTGCCTTTGTATTCTGCAACTTGCTGCATAGTTTTAATATCTAATACATGGAACGCGGAATAATCGGCCCCGTCGCCCCGCGCAACGTCAGCTACAACTACATATGAATTGGCATAATTTGGATATTCCCAGATCCAATAATTAGAATCAAATCCTCGTTTTTCTTTTGGCGGCTCTACATATGTTTGTTCATACCATTGTATAATAGGACCATCTACGACAGTATGTCCAGAGGTAATAAAGTCGCAATCACATTCTTGGGCTGCACTCTTTTCACCTAATAATTCTGTTTGTAGATCTCGCCATCCTTGATCTCGTTCGGGGTGGACTGACCAATGCAATTTGGTTGGGGCAAATTGCCCTCCGGCTTCTGCTTGACACCAAGTCTTATGAAACAAGTTACCTGTGCCGTTCGGCGTTGATAACATAATTGCACCTCCACCTGTTGCTAAGGTTTGTTGTGCTGCAGTCCATATCTCATCAATTCGATCGACGAATGCTGCCTCATCAATTACCAATAATGATAGTGCCTCAGATCTACCGGCGTCACCTTTTGACGATATAGCTTTAATTTGTGAACCATTTTTAAATCTTAATGAAAGTTTATTGTCTTCCATAGTCTTACCCTTTAGCCAACTAGGTAAGTTATCATGCATTACTCTTACTTTAGTAACTAAGTTTTTTGCAACATCTTGTTTTGTTGCAATTACTAGAACATTGTAGTCTGATTGAAATATCATCTTCCATAAAGAATATCCTGCAGATAATGTCGATATACCTAACTGCCTAGATTTAAGTACAATATTATATCTATTGGAATTAAACTCAGTTAGTAAATCTTCTTGGAAAGGATATAGATTAAAATACATCTTACCTTTAGTAGGATGTTGGATAATACAATACTTACGCATGAAATGTATAGGATCCTGAGAACATTTTTTGTACTCATCACTTATGATTTGCTTTATACTCTTCTTTACCGCCATATTATACCTTAATATAAGAAATTATTTGCAGAAAGGCAAATGATCTTATGATTATTTTTTATTTTTGGTATCCGGAGATTTTACACGCTTTTCCATTGTTCTGCCGCCAAAGTAAGCACCTATAACTGTAATAAGAACTAGTTGTAATAAATCGGTCCATTTTTCTTCGACTACAAAGGAAATGACTCCGGCGTCGATAAATATCATTAGTACTGTTGATACGACTAAGAAAACTAGAACTAATGGTCTTACATTTTTTGAGAGCCAAGAATCTGAATTCATATCTGCTGCCCAACGATCGGTTATATTTGCTTCCATCTTTGCCTCATGGTTAGCAATCAATTCTTTCATCTTTCTTTTTGCCTCAAGCTTTTCTTCTTTGGAAGTTGTAAGATTATCTAACACGCCTCCTACAGAGTCGACTAATTCTGTTGCTCCGGCTGAAAATATTTTTCCTAAAATGTTACCCATACCCTTTCTCCGTTTTTTATATTATTTTAAATCCAAGTTTAATAACGAAGGCCTTCACTTCAGCTGTTTTTAACGCCGCTAGACCCGTTTCTAGGGCCGTGAATCCTGGGCTGGCAGCATGGGCTCCGCTGGCTGCTGCATGGCCGGCACTGGCTCCGGCTGTACCAGCACTCGCGATGGCCATTCCGCCTTTAACGGCTGCTACTCCACTGACTACGGCCATGGCAGCTACTATGACAAAATAGAGAAATTCTGCAGCTTTCTTTTGTTCCGCTTCGGTTTTGTAGTCGGATTTCGCGAATAAGCCAGTCACCTTTAATATTTTCCAGATAACCCAAACATAGCCTTTATGCCATTTATGTGTCCCCTCGATCAGATATGCAGCAGCTTTGCCTTGAGGGACGTCTTTCATTTTAACACGCTTGGCGAGGCTAATAGCCAGTTTTCTTAAAACATCCATTGCTTTAAAAAACATTTCAAATACTTTAGGAGCGGCTAAGATCAATGAAATGATGAGCGCTGTACCGATCTCTTCATTTAATTGGCCTTCATCAACTTTAGCAACGTCTGCCTTTGCAGCAGCGATATCGCTTTTCGATTTTGATAATTTTTCTAAATCTTTAAGGCCATCACCCATTTCCTTTTCTATATCGCCTAGTATGTCGTTAGAACTAGGTGCTGCATTACCAAATACATCTGCTTCACTTAATAATATGTCTTTTAATTTAATCACTGAATGAGGTTCTTATATTAGATTTTAGTTCTAGGTAATCATTTTCCATTTTTTCAATAAATGATGTAATATCAACTTCGCCTCTATCACCATCTGCATTTTCCCATGCAGTCTCTTTTACTTGCGTTTTTAATATTTCAACTTCTTTGTCAGAATCTTTGAACCATGCTTCTGCATTTGACTGCATGATCGTCTTTTCATGTTCTACCCAAGCGGCAGGACCTTGTTGTCTGATTTTTGTTTCTTCCGATACCACACAACCAAAGCATTTTTTTCGTTTGAACCAAAATTTGAAATTTAATTGTTTTTCTTTTTTTCGCATATTAGTGCCGCAACCAGGACATGTTGTCGGAACCTTAAGGATAGATTGGATACTCTTCAGTATACTATTCTCTGGCTCACGTGATTTAAATCCATCATGTTGTGTGATACGAGTTTTGAATCCTTTCGCATCGGTTTCAAGCCAAACTTTAGGTTTACCATTTTCAAACTTTTCTAAAATATCTAGGACTGGAATATCTTTTTTTGTCTTTCCAGTATAAATAGATTTTTTAGTTTGAGTCCGGTGTTCGCCTGCCAACATTTGTTTAACGGCATTAACATTTTGTAACTTATTACTCATATTATTTTAGCGCTTGACGCATTTTTAATATCAATCGCGATTTGGCAGAATCCTTAAGGTCAAATCCTTGAATCATTGCAATAATAAAATCGACTTGCTGAGTTGCTGGCTTGGTTGCTAATGTCTTTTTTAACATCCCCATTGCTTGTGTCTTATCAACTCTACCCATCTTAGATGATAATGCTGAAGACACATCTGCTTCATGAACAGCAAAATTTGGTGACGATTCTTCAACTGGTGGTGGAGCTGGCGCCTCCGGAGCTGCTATACCGCCTTTCATTAACATTCTGGCTAATTGTCTCCCTACGGTAGGGTTATTACCAGATATAGACTGTACTACTTGAAGTAAGCCGGCTGCTTGTTGTGCAGGTGTGCCTTGGCCTAATGCTTTTTTGAGCATTCTGACGCTAGCCATCTTTTCTATACTGCCCAACTTTTTTCCAATCGCTGCTTTAGCAATCGGAGCTTCTGATAGAGATGCTTTGATTTGGTTTCTAATCATCCCTCTTAATGTTTTTTCTTTCATAAGTGTCCTTTTAATCTTTTATATAAATATGCAATAACGCATGTAACAATCTATTTTGTAAACCCTTTATCCATTGAAAAATTTGCTCTACTAAATTCTAGCCTATCTACTAACTTAACACCATTGCCAATATGGTCTACTGCTACATACCCCTCCGGGGCTGAAACTTTAAGTCCACCACCTCCATCATCAACAAAATGTTTTGTGTTATAAACTGCATTATTATATTTTTCTACAAAAATCATTTTTGCTTCTGCTAATAATTTAGATACTATAAATATATTAACTATATCAGTTTTCTTTTGATTAAATAAATCCATCTTTGCTTGTCCAGCCAGTGATGCTTTAGATTTGCCTTTGTCAGATTTTAATTTTGCAACTGCTTTATCAACTTTTAGTTGATACCATTTCTGGAACGCTTTAAACGATACAGCCGGATTATCAACAAACTGACCGGTCCTTATCTCAGAGTTAAGATAGATATTTAATAACTCACTTGGGATGTTATCGTAATCTATTTTTATCGAATCAGCCTTTTTAATATTAATAGTAATTTGTTTTGCCTCCTGTGCCGTTAACGTCACAACACCAGTAGTATCTTTAAAGAATGCATCATCAAACCAAATTTTAGGATTTCGTTTTAAATTAGATACATCTGCTCCATATGTTGCGCCGCTCTGTAACGAATCATATGTTGTATGAAATACTATCCCAAATTCTGCTTTTGCAATTTGGTTTCCTAGATCTGAATCTGCTTCTACTGCATATGTAATTGTATTTGGTTTGAAAGAATAATGTGCCTTGCCATCTATATTTGTAGATTTTAACATACTAGAATCAAACATAAAATCGCCTTGCAGGATATTTTTAATTCCTAATGACGGCAAATAATCTAAAGCTTTTTTTAATTTATCTGCTAAGCCTTGGGCATGTCCGTGATTTATATCGACATCCTCTTTTGTGTAGTTAATCTTTGGTTCTTTATTAAAGACGGACTTTGTGCCTACAAAGAATTTACCATTAGCCGGATTGATGCCGGCGAACATGGCGGGCGCGCCATCCCATTTAACAGATGTATTAACCTTAGCATTTGAATTACCTTTTAGATTTTTTATAAGTTCGATTAGGAATAATCTTGCTTGTTTATATCCGCCCTTGCCTTGCGTTAATATTAATTCTTCTAAATGAGTTAAATGTGTATTTGCCTTTGCCTCTGTTAGCAGTTCGTTAAATGAATTTGCCCACCATTCTTGCGTCAATGCTTGTTCTTTAGGAGGGATTCTAAATCTTGCTGCTGATCTGCCGTTAATAAGCAAATCTCCTTTTGCGTTCCAGCTAATTGTCTTTACGACAACTTTCTTATTTTTAAATTTACCCATCAGAACTGTGTCACCTATATTAATTGGTAAGTTAACGTCTTCCATTAATCCGGTGGGAGTTCCTAATACCTCATCTTCACTCGATTCAATTGAATCTTCCGCACCTAGGTAATCTAGAAATTTATATCCTGCTGCTGAGGCTATTTTATCAATTCGTTTTTTCCACATCTTATATGCAGGACTTCCTTTGTAATCTTTCATATAATCCGTTCCGCCGAACTCGTCACCTTTTACTCCGGTTGGAAAATAAGATACTGTCATGACAGGGCCTCCAGGAAAGTCTGTATCATGTACCTCTAATGGGCTATCCTTTATAATATAATTTACAACTTCATACCCTAACCGGCTTGCTTGTTCTGCTGACTTCTTTTTATATGTCGCTAAATTCCCGTATAGATATCTGGGGCCATCATCAGCTGATGTATCTGCTAAACCGGTGAAGCTATTTTCTGTTAAGAATGATTCAATTGCTTCAGACTTTAATTGAGAAAATTTAGACTGCAACATCATATATATGTTAGGATCAAAGAATCCCATCACATCTTTAAATGTTTCTGGATCTGCCGTTGCTAACACTTGTCTTAATGTTGTTCCGGACATTTCTCCAAAGCCTGGTATTGTAATATTAACATGAGGGGCGACTACTAAATATCCATGTTTGGTAAATGACATCAAGTTTGATTTGTTATCTTCATAATTCTGAAAATAACTTGGGTCGCCATTTTTCTTAAATCCTATTTTAAATCTAGGATTTTCTTTCATGTCTTTTGCGCCGACTGCAAATAATAATGCAGTTGTTTCTGGATCATATTTGCTGGTTAATTCTTGTGCTTGGTAAGGGTTTTTAACTTGGACAACATTTGTTATTCCATGTTGTTTCATTACCGAATATTTTTCTTTAAAATTTAATGGCGATTTTGGCAAAGTTACTTTATCTGATGTTACTACGAATGTATTTGCTTTGCCGTATTTACTAGCCAATTTTTTATAGACCGCTGCATGATGTTGCCCCATTGGCTGGAAACGTCCTGGGTAAATGACTAAAACTGTCTTAACCGGAGACTCTGTCAACATTTGTTCTATTATATCATGTCCTAATGTTTTCATTGCATCTTTTATATAAATATGCCATACTATTTAATACTGCAGTTATATTATCTTAAGCATTTAATTTTTCTTTTAAATCGTTAACTTCTTGTTGAAGGTCTTTTATCATTTTGTTTGCATCTTGAACACTTTTTACTAATACAGGAATAAATTTATTATAAGCAACTTCCATGTATTGATAACCATCCTCGCCTGGGTTCAACCCCGTTTTTGTATTTTCCTTTTCTCCTATTCGTACTAATTCAGCAAATTTAGTATCTAACAACTCTTGTGCAATTACACCGTGATGTGTTCTATCAGAAGATTTTTCATAAGACCTAATCTTTACTTTTTCAAAATCATCGATTGTAAATTCACAATCTCTTATGTTATTTTTTAATCTAGCATCTGAAGATTCATTGTAACTAATAGTGTTGTCTCCGTCACCTGTAACACTACCAATAGGATTACCACCATTTCTGTCAAATTGTATATATGATGCCTCATTATTATTTTTTTCACAACGTATTCTAATTCCGTCTGGATTAGAGGTATTTGTGTTTTGGAACAACGCTATGTGATTTGAAGCATCATTTTTTATCACGCTTAATCTTCTAGTTGGGGTAAGATCGCCAATACCTACGTCACCGGAGGTTCCTTCGATTATCATTTTGGTGTCTATTGCGGCGTCTGTTGGGGACGAAAATACTCCAAAATGCATATCATCTGAATCATACCATCCTAGGCACATATCATTTGCAGTTGTTTCTATGCCGAGTCTAACAAATCCGGTTTGGGATTTTTCTATTAAGATCTGAGGTGCTAGAGCGCCGGAGATGTGCAATAATTGTTGAGCGCTACCACTAGCATCCCCTGGCGCTTGTTGTATGTATACATGGCCATGATTCTGCAGATTTCCAGATCCTAAGAATGAATATGCATTCCCCTCATTTGAGCTCGCATCCGCTACTATTGCGATAGCATTATTATTAGCAATGTTGCCGGTGGAGATTGTTGTGTCGACTTTAAAGATGCCGCCTATCTTTGTGCCGCCGACGTAACACGATGTATCACATTCTCTGGCAAGGTTAGCAGCATGCGATAGCGCTGTATAGCCGGTCCATGCTGTATCTAAGATTACTGCATCTGTATTGCCTACATATAAAGATGTGGCCTCTGTTGTAGCGCCGCCGGCATTTGTTTGTATAACATATGCAACTGCTTCATTGCTTCCTAATGCTACTGATCTGGTTACCTGTAATACTCCATTCGTTATATTGATTCCAGGATTAGCTCCATCAATATTATCATCTAATGTCATGACTACGTTCCCGGAAGTATCAAAGAATGACATGGACGCCTCTGCTCCATTTATCTCAATTCTTTGATTTGTACTTCCGCCGAATATCGCGACGCCGTCATTTAAGTTTAATTGTGTTCCTGCGGTCGTGGAAAAATTAGTGGATTGGATTTTTCCGGTCGTTATAGAGTTACCGGATATTCTAGTTGATACTAGAGGACGGTTTACTCCTAATTGGCCGAACAATAAATTGCTCACGCCGGTTCCCATGGTAATGGCTATGAAAACTTTTACTTTGGAAGCTGTGTTCCCAACTGAATTATATGAACTAAATGGTGTTGTGAAATCTCCATTTTTGTACATTTCATATCTTGCCCCGCCGGCGGGCTTTAGTGTTAATCTTAGTTTCCAGAATGTATCTTCATCTGTTTCCCAGACATCCGTCCCTAGGACTTGATTCGTAGCGCTGCTGACTCCACTATTGTTTGTGTCGTGTTGGACTCCGAAGTCTCGTGCATTTACGTATAAGGATTCAACCATATGTTCTAAATGGTTTGGGGCTGTTATATCAGATAGACCCATACTAGCTGATACGAATCCTATATAGGTGACAGGGCTGGCAACGTTAGTTACGAAGTCGACTTCTAATGTAGTTGCGTCGGATCTTAAAAATACTTGGTTGGAAACAGCGCCGGCGGTATAACCGATAGCGGCATGGTTCCTGAAGATGCTACCGGAGTAATGAGCACCTTCTTGCGTCGACCCAGATATACTCTGGGACATGTTTCCGACTAGCCATTTTGACTCATCTAATGTTGATTGGAAATTTTCATATAATTGGCTTCCGGATAAGTTTCCATTTATATCTGCAAAATCGTTGGTGTTGGTAATGGTCACATCTCCCTGGAAGGTTGAATTACCTTCAATCCGGATCACTAGGAAATACCGGCGATACAGGAGCAACAGGAGCAACAGGACCAAC